CTCCCAATATGTTTTTAAAGATCGGTTCTAACTTTTGCCCCATGTCCAGCATGGTTCGAAGACCCATATTTTTAGTGTCAGCTAATTTAGCTTGCAAGCTGTCACCGAAATTAGCAAGCCCTTTCTCAAAGTGTTCTTTCAATGCTGGTCCCAGTTTCGCCAAAAACTCACCGCCTGATATACCCGATTTCTCAAGTTCATGCATCGACTTACCGAATGTTTCTTTTACGATGCCACCAATACCGGGTAAAGCGGTGGACAGTGACCGGGCGATACGCATGTTAATGCCTACTTCTCCGATCTCCTTTAAATCGTATAGTGTTCGCTGTAACTGATATTCCGGCAGGTGAAGTGTGGCAGCGGCAGTAGAAATGCCTTCAAATAGATCACGTAATCTTGCGCCTTCTATGCCTGTCCCCACAAGACCGGCTTGCATCTCACTGAAACCCTCATACGCTTGTCTCATTGGTACGTGAAGCTTTTCAACTTCCTCCCGGAGAAAAGACATGTTCATAGCAGCGTCATAAGTATTGAGCGATGCGAATTTTATTCTATTCTCAAATCCTTCGAATTCAGCAGTAACATTCATGATCTCCTTACCAAAGTTAAACACCTCCCGGATAGCAAACAGTTCAGCTAATTTAGTCCCGACCTCTCTTAATTTATCATTGAACGGCTCTAATGCTTCCGCAGCATTTTTACCGGTAGACCTAGCCGTTACACCTAACTTGACTAGCTCCGTCTCAATGCGTTTCATTTCCGCTATACTGTTCCCGGCGACATTTATTGTAAAGCCATAATCTGCCATGACTACGATTCTTTTTTAAACGGCAGGTGCCAATATTGTTTTAGTTCGTGTACAACAGCCATTGCTTCGATAAATCCGTTTATGCTCATACTGTCAATCTCTTCCTTGCTATAGTTCAAAAAAGCCCGGATGTAGTATTTGTGGTAGTCATAGGGCCTGTTCTCCCTTAACTCTCTTAATACCTCATCCGGGCCGCTCAGACCTATTTCTATTAGCTGTTGTACTCTAAGATAAAAGGGGTTATGTGGTTCTCCAAAAACCACAGGCCAAACTTTAAAACTCCAATACTACTAGCTAAAAATTCTTTCATCTCCATCTCTGTAAAACTATCATCAACGACAGCCAAAAGTTTTACAGATTCAACAGTTATTTCGTATAGAACATCAGTGTCGATACTCATAGTTTTTGTTCTCTCATCCACCTCCATTTTTGTTTTATACAAAGACATGATCCGGAAGTGCAACCGGTGTTGATCTTTATTAGTCTCATCAAGCTCCCGGAAGGTAACGGTTTTCTTAACCGTTCTTAACTTCATTTCGAGTCCGTCAAGCTGATTTTGCTTAAAACGGATTTCATGTTTAAAAGTAGACATTTGTGATGTTGGTGTTTACGGCCAGGGTATTAATTATTGTTCACCCCTATACCCTTCCAGTTTATCGAAATTGGTGTGTGTTTGTCTTTTGCTTTTACGTTCAGGTTTTCCGTGTTGAAATTAACCGCTTGAAAGACCCGGGCGAAGGCACCTTGAAGCGCGGAAATCGCCAACGTACATCCTTGAATGCTTGTGGCATCATTCAACCCGGTGAGCAGTAAAATAGCGTTGACTTCGCCTGCCTGCATAATGATCTTTCCCTTGTACGATTTCGCATTACTTTTTTCAGCTATCGGAGTTATTTTGCCTATAGCGTAAATGCTTTCGTCTTCTACTTCTATGTCATGGCTATATTCTAAAGCCGTTTGAATAGTGTAGGGAGTAACTACACCGGCCTGATTGGTTACAGCGACTACTATTTTGTAGTCTGATCCGGTTAGTACAAGCTGGTTTAAATTAGTTACAGGCATAAAATTATGATGTTAAGGTTGCGGTAAATTGTGCCGTTCCGGTGATGTTTCCAACCTCTGTACTGCGCACAAGGTCCATAACAAAAGTTACGTTCCCGTTCGTCGAATACGTGGCCCCTGAGATTGTCAATGTTCCGTCTGATATATCACCGCTTCCGCTTGTTGCAGACAACGGACCGATAAAGGTGGTGTAGAACTGCTTCGCTGAGTTAAGACAAAGTGTCTGCTCAAGCGCCCCGGTCTGCGGATCACTGGGCAACGTCTGTCCACGGAATTGGACCGTGAAGTAAGCCCGTGCATCCCAGCAAAGGGAATTCATGACGCGATTGTAAGACTGATCACTGAAGAAATTTGTAGCCGCGCAACAGGTGGCCGCGTCATTCCAGAATAGCCCGGTGATCCCCTGAACGGCAGTAATGTACATGTACTGTTTGGCTCCCAACGGTCCGGCTGCGGCTTCGTCAAGCCCGACAACTGAACCACCCGCGCTGTTACCGATAGGGGTTGAATTGAAGACAAGGTAGCCCGCAGCCGTAGTAGTAAACACCGTATGACCGGTAACACAGGTAAACGTTTGACCCGGTTGATACAAAACACTGTTATAGGTAACCGCTCCACCCTGAACCGTGTATACATCGCCGACAATAAGAGCGGTTCCACCCGCGTAAAGAACAATACCATTCGTAAGGTAAGCCGTGGAAGTAGCAATAGCGCCATCAGCGACAGCACCCCATCCGTGACCAATCGAAATACGTGCAGCCTTGCCCAATGCAAGCCCGACAGCGGATACCCCGTTACCAATGGTGCCGGTAACACAGATGGAAACCGCAGTGGCCGTATTGGTCGCCTGAGAGCCGATAGAACCCGGTGTAGCTGTGGATGACATGTTGTAACCGTCCACGATAACAGAGAAGGGGTAACCGGCTTGGAACATCTGTTGCTGAACAGTCTGCACAGCCGTAACCGTAGCTTCCACATCAGAGGGAAAATCACCGGCAGACTGCACCGTAGATGGCGGAGCGTAACAAAGACCAACAATCTTAACCCCCATCGTAACGTCCGCCTGTTGCGAAAATTTGATGAAGTTCGAAAACGCGGTGCCATTGACGTAAGTAGCGTAAGCAGTTGCCGTCGAACAGACCTGAATCCACAGGAATGCCCCCGGTCCTGCCTGATCATAAAATTCATTGATCTGTTGAAATACTGCGGTCCCGTTGGTTGCATCATAGGCAGCAGTAATACCAAGATTGGCCGCGTCCGTAGGGGATTGGATGAGATAGGGCGTATCTAACGTCAATGTACTCCCCACCGCAACCCCCTGCATGATCAGCCCCATAATGCCGTCCTGATCAGTCGGGACACCTGCGGCATTGTTAAGGACGGTTATGGTTATAGTATGTTGTGCCATTTTATAAGATTAGAGCGTTTACAAATTACTTTGTCGCATCATCCAATTTCTCCTTCAAGCCTGCCGCTACAGATTTCTTACTTTCCGGGGCCGGTGTTCCTGTAGCTGCGGGATCAGGGACAGATGCAATAGTTTTGCCTAATGATCCGGTTGCCAAAGTCTCGGGAGCACCTACCACGGCTGTGTCAGTCTTTGTAACTTCAAACACGAAATTGTTTTCGCGGTATGCTGTTTCCTGTGCAACAGTATCTTCTTTTTGCCTTGACTCCAATAACAGCTTTTCCATTTGATCCAGCGTATCGGGAACCTCTGCGGCAGAAGTGAGCCGTACCCGGTAACCTGCTCCAATATTTGCCGGGTGATTAGCACCGGTAGTATTGAAGTTGTGGAAAATCTGCCGGTCATCTGATTCTTTTTTCACGATGTACATGTTTCCATCACCGTGAAAATAAACTTCCTTCACCCGGGGGTGATTCAGCAGCGACCGAAGCTGATTTAAATTTTCAGGGTGAAGGCATTTGAACATTGGCATAAAATAAAAGTTGTGGTGTTTAAAATTGGTGTTTACTTGATCGTGGATTTTAACCTGCTGAACACTTTTCCTCCCACGCTCGCGGTTGCGCTTGTCAGATATTGAACCTTGAGATATCTTCCCTCAAAGTTTACGGAGTCCTGTTTAAACGATAGATAGTTCCACCCGGACGCGGTAAGCGAATATACCTTACTGTAAGCTGTTTTCGCCACCCCCGATGTTAACTGTGAACCGGTAGTGAAATTGTACGGATCATTCGACTGATAGAAAGTGACTGTAATACCTGCCGTACCTGATCCGCTTTTGTTCCAATACCACTGCAAAAAAACATCTACATCATTCAGGTGAGTGATAGGAATCACATAAGCCACGGTGTCGGATACCTGAAGCGTATCAGAAGCCGAAGATGCGGGGATAGATGCAGCAGAAGTCGGAAAGTAAGAGCCGGGGAAATCGATGTAATTACCCTGTTGAATGGTAGAACGGATTGTAGTCCGAAGCTGCGCAAAGGAGGGCGAGATAAAGCCGACCGCGAGTGCTACCAAGATTATAAGCTTTTTCATATAAATGTTGTTTGTAAGCGTTTTAAAAAGAGAGCGCCCGGTTACCCGAAACGCTCTTATAGGATTATGGTTTAAACGGTCGCAATGCCATAGGTGTAAATGGTCACACCGTAGAAGTTGTAACGAAGTGGTACGATACCGATACGCAAATCAGCGCTCATCCGGTAACCGTAGTTCGCAGGGTCTTGCACCATGTAAACGTCCAGCATCCCGATACCAATACCCACCTGAGAAGGAATAAAGCCGATCATCGCGCTTGTAGCCGTTGCAGGCATTGCGCCGTTGGGGTCTTTGATCTGCTTCGTAGCCTGATCATACATCGCTACCCGGCTCCTGATATCAAACATCGTGTGTTTGTATCCAAGCACTTCCTCATTGGTGGAATTAATCCACCGGGTAAGCAATGACTTGGTTTCAGGGTCTTGTGAGATGTATCTTTCAGTGATCGGGTCGATGATCAACATTGCCTTTTCACGCTCAAGATCAAAGTTCTGATTGCGGTAGACCTGTTCGATGTTGATAATATCATTCAAAACAGGGCTATTCAGATTGCCGGTGTATGCGTTATTCCAGTAGAAGGAATTGGCACCCCCTACAGGGAAGGACTGCACAGCCTGATTGTAACCCGACAGACCGGAACTGAAAGCATAACCGCTGGTCGGTACAGTGGATGCCAACGTGAACAACATGTTGTCATCAATGTATGCATTCATGACCGCGAAAGCCTGTGCCCAGCCGGTAGACTGTTGATCGTACCGAAGCTGATGCATGGTTAACGGGTTCCAAAGCATAGGCTGAAGCCAGTAAGGAGTAAGCGACAACGCTACGGCAGTATCTGTGTAAGTGTAATCGGCAGCAGGTGCAGGCGATGTACCTTTGTACACGGCAGGATTTGCCGTAATGTTAGCCCATATGAATCCGGTATTCGCACTGGCCATCGCCGCGCCAAACATCGGAATAGGTGCCTTCCATGAAGTCGTTGGGAACAATTCGAAAATCGCCAAAGAAAGCCACTCAATCGTATTGAGCGCAGGCGATGCAAGGGCGTTGTCGGTAGACGTGAGATACGTCATTTCCTTCAGGCCCCCGGAAAGCTTGTCCTTATAGGTGACCCTTCCTGCGGCCAAGTCGGCAGCGATATTGGTCATCCGCATACCGGGGCGCTTCTGATCATCCAACTGAGGATTTTTCATGAGCGTTCCCATCTGATCAAAGGTCACGTTGGGAACTACACGAACCCTATCCATGATAGAATTGAGCCGGTTATCGTTCAGCATGGAATTCAAGACTATACCGTGTACCGTCAAATCCACCTTATCGCTCTTATCGGTGTTGAACAAACGCTTCAGAATCTTTTTATCGTTTTCGTCAGCCTTCGTGCTGTTCAACCGGGTAAAAGTAACACCCTGGGAAGCTGCACCAACAGTCGCTTTGAAAGAAGGCACAGCGGCCAACCGGAGTTCTTCGGCTATCTGCTTTGCGTCTTTTTTCTGCGGTGCTGCACCCTTTCCGCCCAATGCGGCCATTTGTTCAGCCACGATACGATTAATATCGGCCTGAGTGGCAGCAAGCGTGGTCTTTCCTGCGGCCGCGTTCATTTTCTCTTTTTCTTCGGCATCA